GAATATCGCCGACCAGACGGATTACATTTCCGACATCGAAACCTGGATTAACTACAATTACGAGAAGCTTCGTAAGGCGACAGCTCCAAATTCAGGTACCACACTCCCCCAGTCCGGCGACTATGATTTGGGCGATCGGTTCTACAAAACCGACACGAAGTCCATTTACATTTTGGTCTGCAAGGATGCGAACTGGGGTTGGTTCTGGCGGCCCATTCACGACGCCATTTCACCCTGGATCACTCCCCCGAATAGTTGCATGGCTATTTCAGGGTGGACCCTCACAGCTGTTGCCGGAAAGCCATTTGCAATTGCCCTCGACAACAGGGGTAAATGCTACTGGCGCGGCACCGTCGGCCCCTCAACGGGTGCAATTACACGCAACACGTCGTACAACCTTTTCGATCCCCTGCCCGACGGAATTCGCCCACGCCTCAAAGGCGCCTACATGCTCGGGCACGAAACGCTTTCAGTCGGCACCGATGGTACCAATTTGAACGCGTACCAGGGCGCACGAATTTACATTTCAGACACCCCCACTGCAAATCCCACAGTCAGGGCATTCGGTGGGACCGCCGACCCCACAATAATTCATTTGGGTGGCGTTCAATACGCAGTCGGCACAACCGTATACGGAACATCAGTGTGAGAAAAGTTTGAACTCGCCGATTGACGCGGGGAAAAGGCCATTACCCTGGAACCCAAAGGGGGCGGACCGGAGCGACGCAGGAGTGGAGGCCGCCTCCTTTGAAAGGGGCCGGGGTTGGCCTTTTCGGGGGACCCGCGTCAAATCGAAGCGAGTTTAAAGTTTTCGAACGGAGGTTACATGGAAGAAGAACTTTGCGATTGCTCAAGTGATTTAGTTTACAAATTCAAAGAGGACTGGGTTCGTAAAGTTGAGTCTCGCGCAAAAATGAGATGGCTTTGCGTTAGATGTAAGAAGCCGCTCGTTTCTTATAAAAAGGGGTAAATGCCGAAGCGTACAGTTCCGAAAATTGCCAGTCTCCAGGATGCATTTCGAGACCTCGGGGAAAACCTTGCAAGAGTTGCTGAGTTCCCAGACATCAATTCATATGTGCCGCACTCTAAGCAGCGAAAATTTCACAACAGTAATAAAAGGATCCGCCTATACATTGGCGGAAATCGGTCTGGAAAAACTACAGGAGGAATTGTCGAGGATATCTGGTGGCTCACACGAACTCACCCTTACCAGCAAATTCCGAATCGCCCAATCGCTGGACGAATCATTTCGGTTGACTTTCTCAATGGAATTGAGAAAATCATCAAACCACAGCTCCAGCAATGGCTACCACCGTCTCAATTGCGAGGAGGTAGCTGGTTCAGTGCTTATGACGCTTCTACGCGAACACTCAATTTGGAAAACGGATCCTTCGTTGAACTCATGTCCTACGACCAGGACTTGGATAAATTCGCAGGAACCAGTCGTGATTTCGTTCACTTTGACGAAGAGCCGCCGGAAACCATCTACACTGAAAACATGGCCCGACTCATTGACCGAAAAGGACACGCCTGGATCACAATGACGCCCGTCGAGGGCATGACTTGGATTTACGACACCGTTTACGAAAAGGGAATTCTCGGCGATCCCGGCATTGAAATTGTCGAGGTCGATATGACCGAGAATCCTCACCTCGACAGGGACGAAGTTGAAATCTTCCTCGGTTCTCTTTCTGAAGATGAACGTAACGCGCGCGGCTCCGGTAAATTCGTCCAGATGGGCGGCCTCGTCTATAAAAGCTTCAACCCCAAAATCCACGTCATCGATCCCGTCGATTTCGAGGAATTCCGTGGACCTCAGTATAAGCATTACATGTCTCTCGACCACGGTTTCAATAATCCGACCGCAGTTTTGTGGCATGCGGCTGACACAGATAATCAGGTAGTGACATTTGATGAACACTATGAATCAGGGCGAATTGTCGATTACCACGCGTCCGTCATCAAGGAACGCGAAATTGCACACGGACGCACCCCCGAAGTCAGAATCTGTGACCCAGCACTCGCACAAAAGCAGGGCGTCACGGGAACTTCAATTCAAACTGAGTATGCTATCCGAGGAATTGGGTTGCTGCTTGGGAATAACGACGTTGCCACGGGCGTGGAAAAGGTAAATCAATATCTGACCTTGCGCGAGGATGGTACGCCCTCCTGGCACATCACACGGAACTGCGCTAACCTAATCCGTGAAATAAGTCGCCTGCGCTGGAAAACATGGGCGTCGAAAAAGCAGCAGTCCCAGAACAACCCGTATGACCAAATTCACAAGAAGGATGACCACGCTTGTGATGCGGCACGATACTTTTTCAGTTTCATGCCGGAATTGAAGCAAGAGGTCAAAATGCCCGAAAGGGCACAGCTCCCTCAAATTGGAGGTCAGTCAGCCAAGATGCCTGGTTTTGGTCCGTGGAATCGCGATCCGAATTTGGCACCCGAGCGTCTTGGTCAGCGGAAAACAGACTGGGTGATTTTGAACGATGATATGTAAACCGTGCAGAACTTCGGCTGACTTTCAGAAGCAGGATCCTTCTTATGCAGCAGCCCAACGTGGTCACAAATACTGCACCGGCTGCGATTGTCAGCACCACCCCGTAGGCACTCGTCAAATTGTGAGGCAAAAATGACTGATCTCGACCCCGAAATCTGGAACAACGAAACCCTTGGCGCCGCTGCGAATAATGAGCGCCTGGATCGACTTGAGCGTCAGCAGCTTGAGGACCGTTCGGCAAAGCTTGAAAACCGTGAGCCGCGCGAAATTGTGGTGGATAACACCTACCCCGATTGGACCCCCGAGGTAAATCCTCGAACGGGAACGGTCGCCTCGAATTTCACCCCCGTTCGATTTGCCGATGAGCAGCCGAATGACGTTGTTCAGACCGGCACCGACATGAAGCCGGAGGGAATGAGTGACGAGGAATGGTCTGGTAATTCGGAAGGATCGACGGTTTCAGACGAGTCTGAGCCGCAGCAGGATGGTTCGACTGAATCTGTCCATGGCGAAAGTGAATCGCCTATGTTTGATTCGACTCCGCAGGAAGACGCCGAGCAGTGATTGAGCCTGTAAACGTTCAGCAAATTGCCGAGGAGTATCCGAATTCCCGTTTCAAGATTACGAATGTCCCAATCCTCAAGCCTGGGGTTTGCTTTATTTGCGGCGACTCTGGTGGCACCGATTTTCGACAGTTCGTAGATTTCGGGAAGACGGTAGATTTCTACGGCGTCGTTTACGTCTGCACTTTCTGCATCGCCGAAATTGCACAGCTGCTCGGGTTCACGAACAATAACAAGCAGATTGTGGCAGCTCACAACGAAATTGCAGAGCGCTACAACGAATTGCTCACAAAGTCAATGGAGATGGAGAATGACTTCCGTCGTATCCTTCGGAATTGCAATTGTGAGCCTGTCATCAGTGGCGAGTCTGTCGCTCTGGTTGATGTGGAAGCAAATTCAGACGCTGACGAAGCAGAATCAGACGCTGACGAATATGGCGACGTCGAAGAATCTGGAGACGTTTCAGAACCTTCAGGCGATGACGACGCACCAACCCCAAAGCGCAGACCTCGAACCAGTAAATCCGCTGAATGATGAGGCGGTTGCTCATCGCCTCGCTGAGGATTTCAAGCGCGCTGGTGTTGATCCCAATTATGCTTATAATCGGGATGACAGTAGCTTTCTTGATGAATTCGGACTGAACTAAATTTAAAAGGAGGTGAATGGCAAACAATTCATCTGTGGTGCCTGGGGCCGATTCGAATGTCTACTCCACGGAGCAGATTTCAGAGTTGGCCTCGCGGTCCAAGAATAAGGATTTTGAGAACCAGGTCATTTCATGGACGAAGTCCGCTCACCTCCGATGCCGGACCGTCCGAATGCAGCTGGAACGCCAGTGGTATTTGAACCTGGCATTCTATCAGGGGAAGCAAAATGTTCAGCTTGTACCTACGTCGAATAGCAGTGGTTCTAGCGTTGGCGTTCGGCTTTACATTCCCCCCGCTCCATACTATCGCGCTCGCCCTGTCATCAATCGCATTCGTCCAATCATTCGTACAGAACTATCCAAACTGACGTCGCAGAAACCGTCGGCGACAATTGTTCCGTCCACGAGTGATGATTCTGATTTGGCAGCCGCTCAGGCTGGTGAACAAATTTGGGAATCGGTCTACCGCGAGAAAAAGATTCACGCAACATTTCGTCAGGCAATGTTGTGGACGCTTTGCTGTGGGACTGGCTTTATCAAGACGTACTGGGATCCCAACAAAAAGAGTTCCCAGTGGCAGCCACCGAATCAGCAGGAAGCGCTGATCCTGCAAATGCAGGGTATGAAGGAAAAGCCCGCTGACGGTGATTTCTGCTTTGATAATGTGACGCCGTTCCATTTGTTTGTTCCTGATTTGATGCAGGAAGACATTGAGGATCAGCCGTACGTAATTCAGCTGCAAACCCGCACCCCGGAATGGGTCAAGCTGAATTATGGTCTCGTCGTTCCTCCAAATGTCATGGAAGCGTCCGACATCATCAACGACAGTTTCCTCAACCTCGTGGGCGCTGGACAATTCCGCAAGGACTCCGTCGTTTGCTACGAGGTGTGGGTAAAGCCTGGCAACGTCGAATTTCTACCCGACGGCGGAATGTTCACCATCGTTGGTGACAGGCTCGTCCAATTCGTCAAGGGTAATCCGTACCAACATCAGCAGTACCCGTTTTCGAAAATCCCCCACATTCCGACGGGTCGCTTTTACGCTGACAGCATAATCACTGATTTGATTCCGATTCAGCGTGAGTACAACCGCACGCGCGGCCAAATCACCGAGAACAAAAACAAAATGGCCCATGAACGCCTTTTGGCGGCCAAGGGCTCAGTTACGGCTTCGAAAATTAGCACGGAGCCGGGTCAGGTAATTGAGTACAATCTCGGTTATCCCGCTCCGACTCCCATGCCGATGCAGCAAATGCCCGCGTACGTTCTTCAGGAAATCGATCGACTCTTGATGGACTTCGAGGACATTTCTGGTCAGCATCAGGTTTCAAAGGGTCAGGTTCCTTCGGGCGTCACCGCAGCCACTGCAATCAACTATTTGCAGGAGCAGGACGAAAGCATGCTCTCGGTGACGCATAATGGAATTGAAGAGGCCTTTGAAAAGATTGGCTACCAAACCCTTTGCCATGTTCAGCAGTATTGGGACATGCCGCGAAAGGTTCGCGTCGTCGGTAAGAACGGATTCTTCAACGTAATTTCATTTAGCGGTGCTGATTTGAAGGGCAACACCGACATTCGCGTTGAAGCCGGTTCTTCTCTGCCGACGTCAAAGGCAGCCAAGCAAGCATTCCTTATGGACATGATGACCCAGGGATTCATCCCGCCTGAAAAGGGTCTTGAACTCATGGACATGGGGGGCGTAAATAGACTGTATGAGGAAATACAGATTGATTCTGCTCAAGCTTCGCGCGAAAATATGCGCATGGCTGCGGTAACGCAGGATCAAATGAGCGCTTACGCTGAAACTTTTGTGCCGACCGATCCAATGACGGGTCAGCCGGATCCGTCTCAGGGTTTGATCGACCCAAATACTGGCCAACCTTTGGTGGATCAGGCCGGGAACCCCACCGAGCCTCCACTTATTGTGCCGGTCAATTCGTACGACGCGCATCAGGTGCACATTCAGATTCACAATACGTATCGCAAGTCTCAGGAATTTGAACAGCTTCCCCCTGAGATTAAATCGCTTTTCGAGCAGCACGTGAATCAGCACATGATGGCAATGGGAATGATTCCTGGGCAGCCCGCTCCCCAGCAAGGCCAAAATGCGGTAACATCTGGTGGAGTCGATCAGGGTCAGGTCCCGGATCAAATGCTTCAGGCAATTGCTGGAAGCCCACAGGATTCAAATGCTGACCCAAGTCAAATGGGCCCTGGCCAATCTGGTCAGCCTGGTCAGCAAATGCCTCAAGAGGGAGGTGCACCAAATGGCTAATGCATCGATGGGATTCACTCGGGTAACGGTCGCGAATTCCCTGAAGGCTGTTCCCGACATGGGTGGCGTAACTTCTGGTTTTGCCACACCGGCCAACTATGTTTCCGTCGGTTCGCTGCGAAGCCGTCTCGCCGCTGCAAATGGAACGTATTACACGGCGGCGAAGCTCGACCAAATGACGGTCAACGACATGGTTTTCGCTCTTCGGTCGATTGACGACAAGACGACGATTTGCGATTACATGCCGACGTCCACCGCGTGAAATGCCTTTCAAATCAGAGTCTCAACGTCGCTATCTCTGGGCTAATCACCCGGAGATAGCGCGCCGTTGGACAAATGAGTATGGGAGCAAACCAATGGCAATCCCCCCGCAGTTTCTGAAGGGTAAGCAGCCGCAGCAGGATGACCCGAAGGCTGCCGCAAAGAAGAAGAAGGCTGCTGACCGTCTTGCAACGCTGAAGACAAAGCAGAAGGGTCAGTGAAATGGATCAGTCGCACGAACGTGTAACAAATGATTTTGGGTACCATCCGGCGACTGACATTACGGCTGAAATTCACAATGCGGCTAGAGCCAATTTTGCCAATCTGGCTCACTGGGTAATCGACAATGTACCTCCGGGCGATAACCGACGAATTTGCATTGAACGTCTCGGTGAAGCTTTGATGTGGGCAAACCGAGGCGTTGCCGCAGATTCAAACTCCAGCGCTCTTGTGGACCTTGAAGGTCCGCAGTAACTTGTAAACGGGTCTAGGGCCCCTAGACCTTCCCGCCCGGTACGGCTTCGATTCATTGCAGCTGTGGTTCAGCCGGGCGGGATTCCTAGGGGTACGGGCCGGAAAAGGGGAAATTATGGACGGCATTGAAGGCGGAGAGGTACAGGGCGGAATTGACGGCGGTGCCGTTGAAAATGCTCCAGGGCCAAATCCCGCTTGGAGTGACGTTCTTAGCGTGATTCCTGAATCGCTTCACCCCGCAGTGACTCCACATTTCCAAAAGTGGGACCAGGCTTCTCAGCAACGAATTGAAAGCGTCAATCAGCAGCTTTCGCAGTTTGATGCCTACAAGCCTTTTGTTGAGAATGGAATTGGTCCCGAGGATTTGGAGCAGGGGCTTCAGCTGATGTACCAGCTGAATACAAATCCCCAGGGCGTTTATCAGGCTATCGCTGAGGCTTATGGATATGGCCAGCAGCCAAATCAGCAGCCTCAGGAAACCGAAGAGCAGGAACCCGGTTTCCAGGACCCGCGCTATGACGAATTGACTGCGCAGCAGCAGCAAATGCAGCAGGGCCTTGAATTGGTCGCTCAGACTATTCTTCAGCAGCAGCAGCAAAAGCTCGAAGCTGAAGCCGAAGCTGAAGTTGACGCTGAGCTGAATCAGCTCAAGGATAAGTACCCTGGCATTTCGGAAGAATTTGCACTGGCTCTAATGGTAAACGGTTTTGACGTAAACCAGGTCGGTGAGCGCTGGCAGCAAATGAGTCAAGGCCTCCTCCAGCAGAATCCCCGCCCATTCGCCCCCAATGTAATGGGAACAAATGGTGGAGGAACGGGTCTCCCT